GGATACAGGGAAATCATCCGCCTGAAATACGCGGAGGATCGTCAACAAATAGCAGTTTAACCATGCAGGCCGGGGGCTCAGGCTCCCGGCACCTCAAAAGGAGGATCACCATGAATTTCAGTCCTGAAACATTCCCGATCATCGAAGGTCATGAGCCTGCGGCCTCGGATGCGATTGCAGCGACTTGCGATCCGGTAAACCTTGCCAATGCGGATGGCGTTTGGATCATCGTCCATGAGGACTACGCTGCGGACGCCACCCAGCTTGTCATGACCCTGAGAGAAGGGGAAACCAGCGCGGTCGCTCTGGCCGGGACCTACGCGGTTACGGCGACTTGGGGCGGGTGGAAGAACATCACGGCCCAGACCAGCGACGCGATCACGGCCCTGACTGCGGCGGCGACCTTCACGCTTGACGGTGAAACGGCGGGCAACAACTGCCTGTGGATGTTCTATTTCCCGGCGGCAGCCCTCACGAGCGGGCGGTCCTGGCTGCATCCGACCTTCGCGGGAGGCAACGCGGGCAATATTGCCAGCGTCGTCTATATCCTCGACCGGGCGCGTTACAAATCCCAGGCTCCCCCGACGGCGGTGGCCTAACATTTAACCGGGGCGGTCTTCCGGGGCCGCCCCCCCTTCAAGGAGGATACAATGCCGAACTTTAACCCATCAACTCAGTCGATGATCGGATATATCGCCGGAGGGCTGCGGGTTGAAACCAGCACTCTCGCGAATGCGACATATCTGCTCGGGGCCAGCGCAGCCCAGACCGAGCTTTTCAACGTGTATGGGCGGATTCTCGTGGTTCAGCTCTACATTGAGCTGATTACGGCGGCTTCTGCTAATGCAACCACCCTTCAGTTCAACACCACATTCACGACCCCGACGATTGCCCTGAATCCCATGGGCGCGGCCTGTGCGAGTATTTCTGCCCTCGGCCAGGGTCAGCGGATTGTCCACGTCGGCGGCGTGGTTGCTACGGCAGCCATTCTAACCGACTCTGCCGGGCTGTCTGATGTGAGTTGCGTCACGCCTCACATCCTTGGCGGTCATAACTTCGTCGGGACCATCGGTGTTCTTGCTGGGGCTGCGGATCAGGGAAGCGGAACCTTCCGTGGGATTCTCCATTATGTTCCCTATTCGGATGGGGCCTATGCACAGGCGGCCCTGTAAGGGGGGTGCGCCATGACAGCGTGCCTCGAAACAACGATAAAGCGGTGGAACGGGCAGGACGGTGATCAGGTAACGATCACCGATGCGCCCGAAGGCTCAACCTTCCACGCCGTCGATACGGGAAGAAAGTATATCTACCATGACGGTGGATGGGCGGAGGATCTACGCGATATTTACGTCGCTGAGCACGTTTAAACCTTAAGGAGGATTTTACTATGTACGGCAAGGACTCAGACGGAATTGGGCGTCCCGTATTAGTTGATAATACAGGGAAGCTCGTTACGAAGCCAGGCGGGGGGAAGTTGGCAGATGCCGCCCTCGCCGGAAGATTGTTTATGGCGGCGAATCAGGCGGCGGTCACGACCTGTACGACGCTGCATAACACCTTCACGGGCCTCGCAATCGTGAACCCCTCGACGAGCGGGAAACTCTATATCTTCCATGAGTTTTCCTACGCCTTTGATGACAGTCCCGCGGGGGACAGTAACCTGTCGCTGGTTGTCGGGCCTGCTCACAGCGGATTTGCGGCAGATATCACCGTGCGGTGTGCGCGGTGGGGATACGCAACGTCCGTCGCAATCGCCGACGCAGCGGCCACCATTACCGGCGCTGCGGGTGTCCTGGTTAAGCACATTGCAACCATCGGCACAAATATCACGACCGACCTATTGACTCCGAATGGGGTTGTTGATCTCGGCGGCAGTATTGTTATTCCTCCGGGCTATGCTCTCTACACGGATACCACGCTGGCAACGGGCGTATGTGCCTTCTTTGGGTTCGTATGGGAAGAGGTTGATGAGTAATTTCACCCTCGGGCGGGGTCTCGCGGCCCCGCCATTAAATGATCATGGCTAAGACCGGAACCCTGCGGCAGATGCAGGAGGCAAAGAGGATTAAGCGGCAGAAGCGGAAGGCCAAGAGGAAGAAGAAAAAGTGAGAATCGTACAATACGCCGCGCCGACAGTCGAACCCATTTCCCTGGCAGAGGCAAAGATGCAACTTCGCCTCGATTCCGGGACCATTGAGGACAACCTGACCGCTTATCAGTCCATTGCTCCCGGGTCTCATGGGGTGCATGAGCTGATGACGCTGGACGTGGCTCCGGGTGGTGCTGGATGGGCTGCCGGGGATACCATCACGGGGGTATCGAGCGGGGAAACCTGTGTCATCGTGACCGTCCTCACGACGAAGACCTATTATGTCCGTGACCGTTCCGGGGCCTTCACCCTTGGGGAAGTCCTGACAAACGGACCCGATACGGCGGACCAGGGCGTGGCCAACCCCACTTTTGCGACGGGCTATTACCTCATCGGGACGGGGGTTGATGTTCTCGGTCACGAGGCCGTCTGCTATCTCAACTCCGGGACGAACGGGGCGGGTGCGACAGTTGACGCGAAGATTCAGGAATCGGACGACGATTCAACCTATGCCGACTGGACAAGTGGGGCCTTCACTCAGGTAACGACAGCCAATGACAACGCCATCCAGGAGAAGCGGTACACCGGGACGAAGCAGTATATCAGGATCGTAGCAAAGCCGCTTGTCGGGGCCTCTGAGTTCAGCGGGGATATTGTTGTCAATGAGGCCACCCACGCCGAGGACGACCTTCTGACGGACATCATCCGGGCGGCCAGGGAACACGTCGAGGACATCACCCGCCGGGCGCTCTTGACCCAAACATGGGATTACTACCTCGACGAATGGCCGGGCGTGGATTACATCAAGCTCCCATTCGGGAATCTTCAGTCGGTGACTTCTGTTTCGTGGAAGGATACGGACGGGACGGAGACGACGCTGACGCTGACAACAGATTACCTCGTGGAGACCGACGGGGAGGGGTGCGGGAGGGTTGTCCTGCCCTATGGGGAGTCCTGGCCTTCCGGGTCACTCTATCCCTCGAATCCCATTAAGATCCGTTTTGTGTGCGGGTGGACCACGGCGGCCTCGATCCCCTCCAAAATCAGGAGCGCTGTCAAAATCCTTGTGGCGGATATGTTCAAATTCAGGGAAGAGCGAATCACGGGATTGTCCGTGACCATGAATAAGACGGTGCAAAACCTCCTGGCCTCGGCCCGGTTGTGGGATGAATTCTGATGAGTGCTGGCGACCTCAATAAGAGAATCACGATCCAGGCCCCGACGAAAGTCTCGGACGGCATGGGGAATTATACGGTAACGTGGTCAACGATAGCCACCGTTTACGCCGCCGTCTGGCCTGTGTCGGCAAAGGAGAGGATTCAGGGCATGGCCGTTACGACGACCATTACTCACCGGATTCGGATTCGATTTCGGCGGGTATTTCGCACGGGTTGGCGGATTCTCTACGGGGGGCGGTATTTCAATGTCGTGTCCGCCATCGACCCGAATGAGGACCACGAGTGGCTTGACCTTCTCTGTGAGGAAGCGAAGTGAAGAACCTGACGACGGCCCTATACGGCAAGTTGACGGGGTCAGCCCTTTCAACCGCCGTGGGGGGCAGGGTGTTCAAGGGGGTTGCTCCCGAGGGGACGGAATACCCTTACGTCGTCTATTCGATGATATCGGATGTCCCGGATTACACCTTCACCGAGACGATGGAGGACGTGACCATCCAGTTTGACATCTTCTCGAATGCGTCATCCTCGGGGGAGATTGAAGACCTTTTCGGGAACCTGAAGAGCCTGTATGACTTTTGCTCCATGACCGTGACGGGCGGGAGCCTGCTGTATATGCGGAGGAGTTTCGCATCTTTGTATGTGGAGGATGTCACGACGCCAACCGGAACGGAGGCTGTCTGGCATTACTCCATTGATTACGAGATCAAGATGAAAAGAACCTGAGAGGAGAGAGCATGGTTTCGATCATCATACCCGTTTACAATCAACTGGAAATTTTCAGGGAGTGCCTTACGTCGATCCGGGAGACGGCCCCGGAGGGCATTGAGATCATCGTCATAGACAATGGATCAAGTCCTCCCGTGGGGAATCTTTACACGGGGTTTATCCCTAACCGGGTCATCCGCAATGAGCGGAACGAGGGGTTCCCGAAGGCGGTCAACCAGGGCATCCGTGAGGCCCAAGGGGATGTCATCGTCCTCCTTAACTCCGATGTCATACTGAGCCCCATGTGGCTGGACCGCCTGACGGCCCCCCTCGATGAGTTTGCCATCCTTGGGCCTGTGACGAATTACGCCTCCGGGATTCAGAGGATCATCCCTGGCCTGTATGAGACGAAGGCCGAGTTTAACAAGACGGCGGCGGATGTGTGGGAGAATTACGGGAACGAGGTCCAGGAGGTCAACTGGCTCATAGGTTTTCTGATGGTCTTTAAAAAGTCCCTCTGGGAAGAGATCGGCCCCTTCGACGAAAGCCTGTGGCCCTGCTCCGGCGAGGAAATCGATTTCTGTATGAAGGCAAGGGAGAAAGGACACCGGGTCGGCATCGTCCTCGGGTGCTACGTTCACCATGAGGGGTCACGGACATTCAACGAAATGCAAGGCAAGGGTGAAGTCGATTATGGCGCCGTGGTACAGGCATCCGGGGAACACCTGATTGAGCGATGGGGGAAGGATATATTTGACCGTCAGGAGATATCCTCAAGCCCCGCCCCGAAGGGCCTGTGCCTTAACCTCGGGTGCGGATACCGGAAACTTGAGGGATTCATAAACATCGATAACCGCCCCGAAGTGGGCCCGGATATGGTGTGTGACGTATTGGACGGCCTGCCCTACGAGGACAGCTCCGTTGATATGGTTCGGGCCGATGATTTCTTGGAGCATATCCCGATAGGCAAGACGGTCCAGGTCGTGACGGAGATATGGCGGGTACTGAAACCGGGAGGGATATTCGAGAGCATGACCCCTTCGACGGACGGTAGGGGCGCATTTCAAGACCCGACTCACGTTTCCTTCTGGAACGCTAACTCGTGGCTTTACTACACCGACCCGGCGACAAGGCATCTGTATGGGATGGTCCCCGACTTCGAGGTGATCAGCATTGAGGACAGGGTGACGAGCGATGCCCTTCAGATAATTCATACGCACGCCCTTTTGAAAGCGAGGAAAGATGCATAAGGCTGGAATGGATTTGATGGTTGATTTCGTGGACCGCTACGATCTTCGGCAGAAGCGGGTTCTTGACATGGGAAGCATGGACATCAACGGGAGCTACCGAAAACTGTTCCCCGACGGCGAGTATGTCG